CGTGCCAATGTCAATCGGCCACGTCACGCGGCGCTTGTCCACAAACAGTGCGCGGTCGTCCTTCTTGTCAAACCAAAACATCCGGCTACCGCAGCAGGCATCTAGCACCGCCGAGAAAGCCGGCGCTGGCGACACGGAAACACCTAACTTGGCGTTATACCGCATCATAGGTTGCCACGAAAATATCTGGCTTGCACGGATACCGTTCGCCCTGCAATCCGGTAATGATCCAGTCGCCAGGGCAAACAATGTGTCCGCCTTCCAGTGTGTCAATCCACCCATGACCGCGCATGGCGTTGCCGCACTTCTCACATCGTTGTGTATTAGCGTCTGGCCGGAGGAAGTACCGAACGACCAGCCCTTCGTATTTCTCGCCCTTGTATTCGCCGTCAGTAAACGTGCCGTTCCCGTCTCCCGGGTGGTCACCGTTTTTGAACCACTGTGTCGCTTCGATCACCACTGGTTTCTTTCGGTACTGCGCCATGCTGGTTCTCCTTAGCAGGTTAACTTAAAACTTCGACAAATTACTTTGCCTAATCTGCCCAGGGCTCAGGACTAGGCTCGCTCCCCGCCAATAGATCCGCCAACCTAAGCTCTCGGCTTCGGTTGGCGTGTACCGGGTTAACCTGCCCAAGGGACGAGGACTTAGGACATACCCGCATAATGGCCGATGATGCTCGCCACCACTTCCAGACTTTCCCTCGCATCAAGAGGTCTCGCTCGGCTCTGGACCGCATCCCCGTACTTCCACCCGCTTGACGCGAGTGCCAGGTATGCGCACTTCCTCCGCTTGGGCAGCGATCTTCTTTCCCACATACACGAACAGGGCAGAACGTTGTTGATCGCCCCAGGTGAGTTCTACGCCTCTCGGCTTCCAAAACACCCGGCATCGTCTATTTTTGCGACCGCAGCCCGATAGATACCTGTTCGTTGCATCCTGGCAGCACCAGGTTTGTGATGGCGGCCAGTGCCAACCTGGCTATCGGTTATCCGTGGGGGCGATTCATCCCATAGAGGCCATCACAAATCTGGCGCATAGAAAAGCCCGGTGACTCCTGCGAGAACCGGGCTTAGTTGGATGTTTCGTAACAACAGGGCGGGGTGCTCGCTTAGTCGGCAACAGGGAACCTAAAAGCGGCCAGCGCTCTCTGCTGACTCCGCCCTGTTGGTACTCGATATGCCTATCGAATGAAGTTCATTATCCGCATCGCCGGCGGATTGTCAACCTGTTTTCTCGTAAAAAATCATTCAGCGCCATCGTTGCCCGGAATAATCCATGCTCTCGATGGAAGTCGTTGAAGTCATGCCCGATTGTCGGCGGCATGAAGTACGGCAAGCCCGTAGCCACTGCCGCCTTTCTTCCGGTATCGCTGGCATCGTTGTCCGCCACCACGAACCCTTCGCGCGCCATGTGAGTGAGGTTTCCGGCGCTGAAACAGACGTGAACCGATAGCCGCTGTTTCGCTGCCGCGTGAATGGATAGCCCCGTTGCGTATCCCTCGCAATACGCGTGCAGGTCGCCACTCCCGATCACAAATTCCGCTCCCTTGGCTTGCTGTCCGTGAATGAATTTCTTCCCCCCGTCAATGCTGATGGTCTGGCAGCCGACCAGCTTTTTCCCGACGTACATTGGCACTACAAGAAGGTTGTCGGCATCGGGCCGATAAACAGCACCGCGCAGTTCTGGGAACCCCTTGGAGTCAAGATAGGCGTGCTGGGTTTGCTCGCACTCGCCTAGTATCGCCTTGGCCACCTTGGCCGCCTGCTCGCGGCCTACTCGCATAACCCTATCTGTGGCCGCCCGTTGTTTGGCGATGGCTGCGCGGTCTATCTTTACTGGTTGCTCGCGGTCTGGGTGCCATATCGCCGGCTCGGTCATAGTGGCGTGGTTCTGTACCCACCCAAAGTCAGAATTGAACAGATAAGCACCGTTCTTGTGGTGCGGCTTGTCTGTCGTCTTGCACCTGCAAATCCTGCCATCGACCAGACTTCTATCAATGATAAGTCCGTGCGCCTCGGCAAATTGGTGGAAATTCATCTCGCGCCCCTAGCCCAGGCAATGTTTCGAGACCTAATCCATTGCTCAATTTCATGACTTGGTGGCAACGGTTTTTTCTTCCATTTCGGCTCTACTTTGAATTTCTCCTTGTACTTGTAGAAGGCAAATCCGTCTTTCTTCCCTTTTGCCCTGGCATACCCGAGAAGTTCTTGATACCAGCGCTCTTTCGTTGCTCCATCGTACTTTTCGACTTTATTTCCGGCCAATTCAAGCATCTCGCCAGGCTGCTCAATCACGTCATTACGTCGCGGCCTGACGTACCCGCAATGATTGCAAACATCTGATTTCCCAGGCCATAGCGCGCCACATGCCGGGCACTTCGCAGCTTCTTTTTCCTTGCTTGTAGGTTCTGGTTTTGGTTTTTCTGCCCCATCATCCAATGCCGTCACCCCATCAGAATACAGCGCGTCCCATTGATCCCTAAATCTGAGGTAATTTCCTGAATGGTCGAGCCACGCGGCGAATTCCTTGCCTGGATGCGGGCGCATCACGCGGCCCATTTGCTGTACATGGCTAGAGAATGACTTACTGAATGGTCTAGCAGATACCCCAATCATCACGTCTGGTACGTCAAACCCCTTAGATAAAACGTCAGTTGCGATCAATCCGTGAATGGCCGTATCCGGCTTTGAAAACTCCTCAATGGCTTGTGCTTTGAATTCGTCGTCATCCTTGTAGCTGATGCTCACGAAGTTGTAGCCGGCTTCCCCGAACTTCTCTGCTAGGTCTTGACCGTGTGCCACGCCAGCGCAAAAAACGATAGTCTTGCGCGGACCTCCGAAAAGCTCATGGGTCATCTTTACCCACTCCGTCACCACGTCTCCGGTGATCTGCACACCACGTTCAGTTGATTCTTTAGCTGACCACTCCCCTGCTACCTTCTTGGCGCCGGTCATATCGACCTGCTTGGCGATGAATACCCGGAGAGGCGTGAGCCAGCCTTCATCAACAAGCTGTTTCGTCGTGGTCGCAGAAACTACACTGGAGTAGGTTGATCCGAGCCCTTTGGTGAACGGGGATGCAGACAGTCCGATTACCCTTATGTGAGGGTGCGCCTTGATGAATTCGATTGTCTGTGCGCGCTGGACGTGGGCTTCGTCAACAATCAGTAGATTCAGGCCTGGGAAAGCTCCGCGCTTTTCGATTGTCTGCGCGCTGCACACCTGGATTTTACGGTCTGGTCTGTATCTCCAATGGCCTGATTGAAGGACGCCGTGGTCTATCTGGTACTTTTCAAGACGTTTCGATGTCTGGTCGCAAAGGACAATCCTATCAAGCACCATTGCCGCTTTGTTGCCCTTGTCGGCGGTGGCCGACATGAGCGATATTGCCATTTCTGTCTTTCCGAATCCAGTTGGCCCGTAGCACATCACGGCGCGATGCCCAGCACGGAACGCTTCGCGGATTGCATCCAATGTTTTGACTTGAAGTGGGCGAAGTTCGAGGTAATCAGCCATGATCCTGGCCTTTTAGTTTTTCTATCTCCTTCCGCTGCATCGCCATCTGTCTTTTCATTGAGCTTGATTCGCGCATATACACGTCTCGGCTGGCTTTTACGGCGTCGAGTTCCGCCTCCAGCACTACCACGCGCGCCCTGAGTTCTGTGATTGTGTCAAGCGCAGCCGTTTTGTCGTCATCGCAGCCAGGCATGGCTTCTACGGCAAGGCGGTCTTTCAGCGCTTCGTTCTCGGCGGCAAGCTCACGGACAGTCTCATGAGCTACTGCAAGTTCATCTTCATGAGGATCGTATTGTGGTTCTTCCGGTTCCGTCTCCGGCTTTGCCCCTGGACGTTTCCCTGTGACCATCTCTACGGCTTCCGGTAGCGTCTTTTCCCCCCTAGCCACCTCCTTCGCTAGTTCTGGGTCGGCTCTGGCTACCTTGTCTGCGTTACGCTGGGTCTTTTCGCTTGTTCCTGATATAGCGGCGCGTCCGGCGACAGTTTGCAATCCGGTAATCTTACCGAATTGCGGATTGCCAGTTTGCAATCCGGTAATCTTACCGAATTGCGGATTGCCAACAGTCTGAGCGTTGCTCCAATCCTGCGCGCTGGCCACAATAGCTGCTTGCTGCCCTGGCGTCATGTGGCGCCGGCGAAGGTTCATAGAGAGCACATAGGCGACGATGCTGCCGCCCTCGAACTCACGGAAATGCGGCTCTATCCCTGCCTCGTGACATGCCCGTATTCGATTACCACCGTCAAGGATCATGCCATCGTGAAGTGTTATCGGGTCTATCAGACCATTGGCACGGATGTCTGCGACAAGTGCCGCGAAGTCGACCCCGGACATACGTGGGAATAGGGTACATAGCGGGTGAAGCTGGAATGACTGCATGAATACTCCTAGCACAAGCGTTTAGAATGGGAGGGTGGGTAAGTCCTGGTGCAGCAGGACAGGGCTGGCCGGCCTTTTCCCCACACAGAAAGTGTATACGTGATATGTGCGAGTGTAAACAATGCGTGCGGCATCACTTCGCGCCCGTCTCGTAAATATCAATTCCGTGGATGGCCTTCATCAAGTGGCGCTTTATCCGATAGCCCTCAGTTCGCACGCCCTTGAAATCCTCTACCACCTCACGGCCGTAGCGCATGTAAACGAAGTCCGCAACGTAGCGCAACGGCGGGCGCCGCCTGCCGAGGATCATGACTGCTGGAGCGAGATCGTAGACTACCTGCAACCGTAGGTCATTGATTTGGTGGGCAGACATCAGAATTTCCAACTCGCGGTATCGGCCCGCCTCGCCTTTGCTGGCGAAGCAGTGCCCATCCACCATAGTTTTTACGGCGCCATATTTGCTCATCAGATTTCGCTCCGGGAAACCTCGGCATTGAGGCCGTGGAGCGAAATGGGCGCAACCGTAGGTTGCTTGTGTTGACTTTCTTCAAAATCGCGCATCGTGGTATCCATGATGTTGAAAGCCCACCCTTTAGGGAGGGGAACAGTTACTTGAATACCTCTGGATGTGTTTCAAGCACCCAGCGCAGCGACAACAGAGCGGCACGCATCCATTCGTACTTGCGGCCGCTGGCATCTAAACCAGTAACGCGGCCGTCTATCTGATCGTGGCAATGGTGGCAAACGAAGGCGACCAGATCGGCGGCCTTGAACCCCATCCCCTTGCCCATTTCCTGCATGTCGGCATGGGCACCGACGACCGTTCCATCATTTTCGCGTCCGCAACAAAAGCACTTTGGCGATTGGCGGGCCAGACCAAGCAATTTTTTGTTGCGATATACGCTCATATGACTTTGCTCCGTGAACCTCGGCCTTCAGGCCCGGGTGGTGAAATGGGCACAACTGGGGGGTAGATCGTGTTGACTTTCTTCAAAACCGCGCGTCGTGGTGTCCATGATGTAGTTAGCAGGCAGTGGCTTCTCGTCGTCGCACACCTTGCAGCGCAGGCGCGCGAACTCAGGCGGGTATGTCGCCGTCTTGCGATAGTCATGCTCGCCCCCGTTAAGACAGTCCGCCTTGCTGGTGCTGTAGCTGAAATGAATCATCGTCGTGTAAGTGAAGGTCTTGCCGCACGCGCCGCATTCCTGCTGGTGCGTTTCGTCCTCGTTGTACCCATAGCCGTCGTCGTGGTTGATTTCCACGCCCTCGCCACAGTAAGGGCATTCCGTGTCTCTGCTCATGCTTCCTCCGTTCGTTTGCCTGCTAACCCGGCGCTCAAGTGGTACTGCGCAAAAG